GGGTTGTGGTATGATTAAGCGATTACGAAAGAATACACCAAAGTCTGTGTTCGGACATTGTATGCGTCCTGCTCCTGGGCTTCCATTTGCTTTAACCACAAAGTCATTGCTTACATCTCCATCCCATTCAAGTGGTGTTTTATTCTTACCACGAAACAAGATGAGTTTTTCCAATGCCTGCACGAAGCTCGCGCCATCTGCTGTGGCCACAACTTCACTACCTGGATAATCAATATCTATGCCTGAGTTATTTGCATCATTCCATAGGATTACTTTATCCTTGGTTGCAACTACCACATATTCATTACCTGTTGCAGGATCTGAATAGAGTGTGGATGCAAATACCATCTCATTCGTACCATTGTAACTAAGTGTAACTGCACCTGCCAAGAAATCTATACCTTTGCGTACCTCTGCAAGATCACCAATCAAGCGCATATTCTCGCTTGTCCGTACAAAGCCCGGTTCTAAACTTGTTGCTTCTTTGTATGAATCTATACCACGAAATCCACGATCCCCATCTTGAAGAACTTGGTCATCCAATCTACCTGATGTGCGATAACGTGCCATTCACTTGTTCTTTATTTCTTGGTAGAGTTTTCTACCCATGTAAATAATTGTGATTACACCTGCGATACATCCAAATAAATCATCCAGGTGTGCGAGACCAAAAGTGGCAACTGTACCACTCATGCCAAGAATTGCAGTACGATCCATCATTAGAACAAACAATCTAATATGATGATACCAACGACAAGTCCGGCAAATATGGTTATCATTTTAGCTTTAGTAGACATGTCCAAGAATTTGTCACGTAATAATTCTAAGTTTCTCATGGGTTACGGGAGGGTGGTTTTACGGGAAATGGTGCGCGAGTCATGTGTTTTTCCGCCTCGGTCTTTGAGCAATTACGTGCAGTGCGTTTGGCAATAAATATGGGAATGGCAAGGTAGCCACCAAGTAATACTGCCGCTCCGATTAGAATCTTTTTTATGTAGGATGTGAATGCATCAAAGCCTGACTTGTGGCTCTCCATGCCCTTTGCCACTAACTCGCTCACATCTCCGTGTGTGAGTAAATCAAGTTTTTCTTCTGCTTCGATTAGGGCATCTTTGTTTTTTAATGCCTCGCCAGCTAGTACGCCAGCACCAGCACCTAATGCCGCAGTACCTGGGCCACCTAGACTACCTACTCCACCTCCAGCTATACCGCCAAGTGTTGGGTAGACAGAGCGCAAACTACATCCCGTGAGGCATATCGCCAATAATAGTATGGCGGTGTAGATCATTCGCCAGGTGGTTCGTCAGGAGTCCATTCGTCAGTTGCTAAAATGGTAAGAATTTCAGAATGGGAGTATTGCGTTTTACCATCCAAGAATGAAGGTGTTGTGTCCGTGTCAAACTTAACAAAAGTTTTAGAACCATCGACTGAGTATCTAACTGTATCTGCACTTGTTTCGTCAACTTGGCTAAAATCAACGGAGTCTACTTCGTCCGCATTTATTATTACATATTTTCTGCTCATAATTTAAGCTGGTACATCCGTTGAAAAGGTTGGGCCGTTTGTGCCTGTCATATTACCTTCTCCTGACCCTGTATTAACTGACCCTTGATTTGCAACTGTACCAACAGTGTCAGTATTAGCTGGATCGCCTCCACCTGAGTCCGTGTCACCCGTGCCATCGCCATTTCTCCACCAACCTTTCGGACTTAATGAAGAGATGTCCGCTGGTACTCCACTATTATAAATAGCAGTAATATCAGTTGAGGATAATGCAGAATGGAAAACGCTTACCTCATCAATCTTACCATTAAAATGATTCGCTGATGAATATAACATACCGCCTATAACTGTTTGCGTGTAGGCTATTGTGTTTGTTGATACACTCTTAGACCCTTTATCTGCTCCATTAAAATAAACCTGTGCAGAACTTGATGTAAAAACTACTGCCACATGATACCATGTGTCAGCAGATATTGAGGTATTAGTAAACGGCAGATTCCAACCCGAAGAGTAAGTGTTTGCGACTATTTGTGCATCACTTCCTGTCCCTCTTATTCCTATAGCTCGATCCTTGCCTGGTGCACGTCCGTCCGTGAGACTAAACATATAATCAAACGCACCACTGCCTGGCAGTGAAGCACTGTTAAACCACAGTGAAATTGTGCAGTCTCCTGATGTTGCTAGATTAGATTCATCCGTGGTTAAATAGTCATCCGTACCATCGAATGATCCAGACAGAGTGTTACTAAATCCACCTCCACTAGCTGGTGCAGTAGTCCCCGCAAAACTTGGTAAACAGATTGGCATTAGCTTGCAGTGTCTCCGGCTAATACAAATACATTAGCGGCAGTTGAAACTAAAGTAGCGACTCCATGCTGACCAGCAATCTTAGTGTGCGATTGGCGATTGTTAATTGTGGTTGAGCTTGCAACAAAGGTAACTTGTCCAGCCCCTTTCTGTACAACTGAACAGGTAAACCCAGCACCTAAACTTGCAGGAACTGTTAAGTTAACCGCAGATCCTTTGTTCATAACTACGACCTTACCAGCATCACTTGTCTGCAATGTGTAATTATCTGTTTGGTCATTTAAAGTTGCATCAAATCCAAGGATTGCATTACCACCAAAATCATAACTAGATAACGCACCTGCACTTGTGGCAGATACTAAGTTAGCTACTGTTATCTTCTTGGTTGTTGCAGTTCCACTGACATCAACAATAGGTATAACGTCGGTGGTTGCTCTATCTCCGGCAGATAGTTCTGTAAGTGCGGTTATCTTTTTATTAGCCATTTTATAATTGGGTTAAAATTCAAATTCTAAATACTTGCCATCCTCAGTCTGCATGAATGCACCTGCCTGTGTAAGTATGACCAGGTTAGGTGATGGTACTCCACCACTTGTAAATACAGCAGGTGCTCCTACATTTAAATCTAGACCTAAAGCACACATCTACTTGTTGTATGCTATGACTGCACCACTCGTTAAGGTGATTGCATTTATGTTTCCGTAAATCGCAGTATTTGCAGATAGGGTCGTTGCATCTTGCCCGGTGCAAATGTCAGACAAGTTAGTAATGTTACTTGTAATACTCGCAATAACTGTGTCCTCCGTGGCAAGTATTGCAAACCATCCATTTGTGTTTGTTTTGGCATCGGTAGTATTAATATACTCGCCTCCGTTTAAACCTAAACCTCTATATTCTGATGCTGATCCCATAATATGTTTTTCCTTTTATGCCGATGAGACGGCAGTTGTTCCGTAAGTAATAAATTGTATTGGGGTTGATTGCCCCTCTTGTCTTTCGAGTTTATCTAACTCGCTTTGTAAAATTGCTTCTGCTTGTTGATAGATAACTTGTGCCTTGTCTGTCTGGCCGTCTGCTTGTAACCAATCTCCATACGCTCCAATCACCGCATACTCGCTGAATACATAGGGGAAGTCACTTGCGTCACTTGCATACTCAGGGTAGGGAGCGCGGTAATACACCCATACAGGTGCAGTAGATGTGCGGTCTGGTAGTATTGCTTCTCCGTAATCACTTGCACCTGTTACATATACATTCTTGTATGCAATGTCAGATGTTGTGCCTGTACCATATGGGTCATTCTCCGTGACCCGGAATATCTCGCTTATGGTTGTGCCAAAGTCCAGGTAGGTCAACATGCTTGCAGTGGCCGTTGCTCCACTTCCACTACCACCACTTATTGCAACTGTGGGTGTGCCTGTATATCCTGTGCCATTATTGGTAACTGCAATTCCATTTACTTCTCCATCTGCATTAATAGTTGCAGTTGCTGCTGCACTTGAACCTCCTCCACCACTAAATGCGACAGATGGTGCAGAAGTATAGCTCGCACCTCCACTACCTACTTGTACGCTTCGTACACGCACATCTGGTATGACTTGCGTGATACGGGATACAAATGGCCATGCAGTACGATCCCAGGCTAACTTGCCAAAACGATTAAAGCTGCGTACAGCAGCAGTTGATTCAGCAGTAAGGAATGAATCCACGCCAACCATACTTACTAGGTTGGTCAACATGGTGCTTACTGCTATCTTCCTCATGCGAAGCTTGGTTTGTCGAAGCCTCCAGATACGAAGGTCTTCTTAGAAAATGATTTGGCTTTAAAGCTTGGGC